GTTTTCTGCAAATTCGTTTTGTAATTGTTCCATATCAAGATTAGCAGCATTAACAACTTCTTCTGCTTTTTCTTGTATTTCTAAATTGTTTTCTTGATTTATATTTTCTTTAGGTTCTTCTTTAGTTTCTTCTTTAGGAGATCCTATTTTTGATTCTAATTCTTTATAAGCCTTTTCTAAATCTTCTTGTGAATCAAATTTACCCAGTATTTTTTCTGCTTCTGGTGCAGCTTCTACTTCAGTAGTTTCTACTTGAGCTTCTTCTACCGGTTTTTCAGCAGTTGTTTCTGCGTCTTTATTTATTACTATACTATCTACCATTTTATTGTTGCTCCATCATTCCTTGTGCTGCTTGTGCTAATTGTTCTGGATCTACTGTTCCGTCTTGAACTCCTTGCATTACACCTGATGCTACAGCTGGTGTAGCTCCTTGTGTAACTTGTTGTGCCATTTGTTGCTGTTGAGCTTGTTGTTGTTCTGCAGCTATTGTTTCTGCATCTTTAATTAAGCCTTCAGTATCAATTCCATGAGACGTAGCTATTCTACTAATTAAATCATTTATATCTATTAGTTGAACTGCTTCCGGATTCATTTGAGCTAATGCGCCTATATCTTCAATAAATGCTCTTAGTTTTAATAAGTCATTACCACGCCCTAATGCTGCGACACCGGTTACAATAGCTGGTGTTATAGATCCTTTAGGTAATTTTGGTATTGTACCTTTTGATCCCATTCTTTTCATTAGTAAGTTAACTAATGGTAATTGAAATTCTTGTGATAATAATGAATATAAACCACCTAACGATGACTCTAATTCATTAGCTAATTTTCTAATCTCTTCTGCTGTAACTCTTTCAGCATCTCTAACAACTCCTGATTGTAATAAAAATGCGTATGCTAGTCTTTCAGTTAAAGAATTAATAACTCTTTCAACTACTTGAAGATCATATTGCTTTTCGGCTTGGAGAGTTGTAACATCCTCTCGGTTCCCAGTTATGATATCTCCATTAGATGATTCAACTAAATCTCTTTTTTTGGTTGTAGCATTAGGCTTAACCATAAATACTACTTTACTAGATGCTGCTGATGATTCTAATAATGCTTTTGATAAACCTTCTAAAGATTTTAAATCACCAAGAAATTCTTCTACATAACCTCGTCCATAACTTTCTGAATCAACTCTAACCATTCTTAAAGCCATAAAAGGTAAGTCATCTTCTTTATATTTGCCTTTGCTTTCTTCGATAATATAATCATTACAGCATTGATAAACATAAAAATTGCCATCTAAACTTTTTTCAATATTAGTGTAGATATCGACATCCGTGTCTTTATCAGTTACCTGACATGCTTCCCTAGCTTCTGGATCTAATGATTTTGGTGAAACTGATTCTTTAATAATAATTTGTAATAAGTTACCGTCTGCATCTCTTTCAACACAGTATTGCGTAATATTATAAACTTTCATTTTATTTGTTTTAGGTAAGTGTATAAGTACATTGCCTGCAACAATTAAATGCTTAAGAGCTTCAAACGTTGGTACACGCAAAGCTGTTTCCTCAATGTGACGCATAACTTCGCGTTCAATTTTAGCTAACGATTTTTCAACATCACTAAATAGTTCTTGATTTTCTTCTAATTCTTTTTTAACTTTTGCACCCATTGTTAATCTAAAAAATGGTTCATTAGGTGGTAACAATAATAACAATAATTTACTTGCTAAATTGTTTACGCCTCTTGCGCCTACAGATTGATATGGTGTATATAAGTCTGATGATGAACTAAAGCCATCAGGTGGAAGCAAAGAAGATATAGTTAATTCACTACATTCTCTACCACGATCAACAAATTGATCTTTTTTAGCAGTTAGCTTTTCGTATGTTTTTTTAACATTATTTGTTTCGTACATATTTAATTTGGTATGTTAAGACTAGATACAGGAGTAGTAACTATGCCATCACTTCTTAAAGATTTTTTACCAGCTCTTTTTGATTTCTTTTTCTTAGTGTCTCTATCATTGTCGCTTTCTATAGCTAAGTCTAGCTCAGGTATTTTTTGATCCTGCGCTGTAACTGGAACAGCTGCTATAGGTTCCGGTGCCGGAGGATTTATTACTTTTTTTGAGCCGCACATTATTTAATCACCTTTGTTAATAAGTTATTTTCTGTTTCTGATCTATGTTTTAAAAACTCAATAACACTTCTTTGGCCTGCTCTAAACATAATAGTTTGCATATTATCTGTAGGCCCAGGGTTTTGCATTGCATATACTTTATCTAACCATTTAATTAGATCCATTGTTTGCAATGGCATTAAGTTTTCTATTGTATCTTTGTCCATCTGTTATCTAAACATGCCCCCATTACTTATTATTTTCTTTATCAATTAAATATTGAGCGTAATTAATTACTTTATATAAGTCAGTTACGCCTCCTTTATCGCGCCATCTACAAATATATTTAATAATATTTGCTTCGTTATACGGTATATTATTTTCTGTAATAAATTCTCTAGGTTGAATTTTATACTTATTATAATGATTAGGGTTTGTGTCAGCTAAATGGTTTCCACAATTTGATTTTTTTGTTTTTAAAGTCATAGTCTTTACTCTGTAATATGTAAGATATTCGTGCTTGTGTAAGTGCGTCTGATTCTGTGAGGCCTGCTTTATTATAAGTTTTAAGAATAATTGCCCAATATGGATCTATTGTTGATGCTCCTTCTATATCTGCAAATAATTTAGCAGCTGTTTTAGGACCAATACCTGGACAACCTGGATAATTATCGGTTGTATCTCCTATTAATATTTGTGTTGCATGATTATATATAGCTTTTTTCTTAGTAATTTTAAGAATATTTGAGCCATCTGGTGACAATTTGCCTGGTATAGTCCTTAGATCTTTATCTAAAGAGACCACAATGCTGTTTTTATAGCTTGGTTTTGTTGAATATATGCCTAATAAATCGTCAGCTTCTAGTCTAGGTTCTGTTATAGCCCCAAATTCTTCTATCATATATTTGCGCATTTCAGGCAAACATGTTGGTTTACGCTTGTTTTTTCTGTTTGCTTTATAATCTGGATATAATTGTTTTCTAAAGTTTTTAGATCCATCACTTAGAAATATTGTAATATCTGATAAGTATAAATTTTCTTTTAATGTTTTTATATACGTATGAAAATGATCTTTAGCTGTTCTAAAATCACTATGCAAAGTCCATAAATCATTTCCCCAATGAATTGGTTCTTCTATTTGTGATGTTATTTGATATGCAATAATATCACCATCTATTAATAGTTTACTTTTTGGCATTTTTTTCTTGCTCCTTTAATTGATTTACCATGTACCGTGCTAATCTCATAAGCTCATACGGGTGTGCATTACTTTTAAGTGTATTAGCTTTAGTTGAAATCCATTGTATATTACCAGGCACATAACCTTTATCCGGATCTATTCTATCTAAGGAAGCTGATCGCCATTTATTTTTATTACTAAATGTCATTGGTGAATTAAATACTGGGCATAAGCCATCGCTTGGCCAAATGCTTTTCAAATCATCAGATGTAATATTAAATGGTATATTATTCTGTAGCGCTCTGCGCTTTGCGCCTCTAAGCGTTTCTCTTACGCTTAAGTGCCACCACGATTCACTATTGCACCATTTTTCACGCATGCTTTTAAGATTTTTTACATAACCTACAAAATATAAATTATTCATTTTGTCACCTTTTTTTAATATGCGCCCAGTAACTGGAATGCTTATAAATTTTTTTCCAATTTTATCAATGGATTTCTTTCCAATTTTTTCCAATTCTACTATCTCCGGTTAAATGTACTCTTAGCCCTATGCGAGGAGCTATATCTTCAATTGCTTGTGTAACAATTTTCTTAGCATAATGTGCTTGATCTTCTTTCACTTCTAAAATAACTTCGTCATGAATCCATCCCACAAGTTTTATCTCATCAGATAAATAGCATCTTAAATTATCAATCCAATACTTTGAACATATTGCTCCAGCACTTTGTAACAAACTATTTAAAGCAGCATGCGGAGAGCGTATAAATATACGTCTACCATCAAGACCTTTAATATCTCCTTTAATTTGAGATGCAGCTTGTACTTTATCTATTAGCGTTTTTAATGCAGGAATTTTTTGTAAAAACATTTCTTTAAGTTTTGCGCCTTCACTAACTTTAACACCCATAACTTCAGCTATTTTTTTTGCACCTCCACCATATAAAAATGTATATATAAATCTTTTAGCAAGTGGTCGTTGTTCTGGTTTTAACTCAAGAGCTTCCAAAGTTCTAGTATGTATATCACCATTAATAACATCATTAGCATATTCACCATTATCAAACGGGTGCATATAGTGACCTAGCATTCTTAGTTCAAGTTGCGACATATCCGCACCTACTAATAAATGCCCTTCTTTAGCTGTAAATAATTCTCTACATTCAGATCCGTATTGAGCTCTAACACTTGGCACTTGGCCTAAATTAGGATTTGAATGAGTGCATCTACCTGTAACTGCTCCATTACTATTAATGCCTGCGTATATACGATTCTGTTTTTCAAGTTTTAACCAAGCATTTTTACCTTCAGCTAACATACCTAATCGTTTTTGAATCATAAAATAATTAGCAAGCACTTTAGCCTCAGGCCATTTAAGTGTAGATAAAATTGCATCATCTACTTTGGGCTTACCATCTGGTGTAAATTCTTTTGGCTTCCATCCTCTTGTTGTTTTTAATCTAAATGCTATGTGGTCTCTTGAACCAGGATTAAAATCAATTGTAGTCTTTTTAATAAATGGAACACCCTTAGTATATCCTCTAGATTTATTATTTACTTTAGGTATAAATTCTTTTTCTTCAACCCAAGGCGGAAAGTATTCTAAAAGTTTTTCTTCAATATTTGATCTTTGATTTGATAATTCACTATAAAGTCTTTTAGCTTTTAGCGAATCAAACTCTATACCATTATTCATCATACCTACACAAGCTAATTGAACATTATGCTCTAAGTCTAATGCTTCTTGTGAATATTTTTTTTCAATTATTTTATTATATAAAGTATGTGTTACTTCAACATCTTGAATACAATACTCTAGCATTTCAGGCGTAAACGTATCCCATTTATCAGGTGGCGTACCTTTATGTAATTTTAAACGATGACCCCATGATTCTAAACTTTGCCTACCAATTAAATGTTTAGGATAACCAGTATGAATATTTTTAAAATCATATTCTTTTATATGAGACCAAACTAATCTAGCAGCAGTTAAAGTATCAAATAATTTTGCATTTGTTTTAATGCTGTATATTTTTTCAATAACTTTGCAATCAAAAGCAATAACATTATGACCTATTATAAGTTCAGCTTTTTGATATAGTTTTAAACACTTATCTAAGTCAGTATATATTTTATTTGTTTCAATATTTTTCATAACTATACAATGCACTCTTTTAACATCATATAAAAAGTTATCGCATTCTAAATCTAATACGTATTTCATTGTTCTCCTAGTTAACTCTATTTAATTTAAAATAAATTCCTGATTCTTCTAGCTCATTCATATTTATAGAAAGCACTTCAGCAATTAATTCCATATCTTCGTACCTATGTACATTTATAATTATTTCTTCTTTACCTGCTTCAATTTGTATTAAAGCTATTCGTACAACATAAGCTAAATAATCAAACTCAGTTTCAAATTCTCTATCATAATTCACTGTGCAACTCAGAGAGTCTGCCAGTTACTGGATCGTATGATATCTTACAAGCAACACCTGTTTCACCTGAAAATCTATTTTTTAAAATCCTAACAACTGTTTGATTTGATTCGTCAGCTGATTGCTGGTTACGCTCTAAACCAATTACCATATCCGATAATTGAGCTATGCCTGCTGAACCTCTAAGATGTGATAATGAAGTTTGGCCACCTTCTTCGTGCCCACGTTCGTTTGCAGATCTTCTAAGATGTGAAACTAATATAAGCCCAACGCCAGTTTCTTCTACTAAAGAACGTAAACCTGTCATAACATTATCAATTGCTCTACGCTCATCACCTGTATCTAAACCTGATACAACGATGGATATATGATCCAATATTATGTATTCACATTTAAGGGCTTTAGTTAAATATCTAACTTTAGCAATAAGATTACTAAATTCTAAAGAACCAAAATGGTTATAAAATAAAACATTATTATTTTTAAATAATTTATTAAAACTTTTTGTTACCTGTTCTTTATTAATATCAGTAGCAATATGAAGCGGTGTATTAATATCTAAACTAACTAAACTTTCAGCACTTTTTCTTAAGTTTTCTTCAAGTGCTATGTAGCCAATTTTTTTATCTTCTTGTATTAAATGATATGCTATTTCTCTACAAAACTGCGATTTACCCATGCCAGTCCCAGCACAAATAGTTAATAATTCTCCTTTTCTTAATCCATGTGTTTTAATATTTATAGATTTAAAGGGATATGATATTGAATCAATTTTAGGTTTATTGCAGACTTCATCTAATAAATCAAACGCATCAATAATTCCATCTGGTCTGTAAGCCTTAGCATCCCATAAACAATTTAGTAACTCTTTAGTTTTGCCACCTTTAAGCATTTCATTTGGATCTTTCATTGGAAGCCTAGCAATTTTAGCTTTGCCAGGTTGAAATAGTTCTGCTACTTGAATAGCCGCTTTTTGGCCTGGCTCGTCTTGGTCAAAACAAATAATAATTTCATCAAAGCCTTGCAGAAATTCTAATGATTTTGAAACGTCTTTAACTGCTGCAGCTGCACCATTTTTTAATGAAACAACAGGCCACTGATTTCCATATACCTGACTAACTGATAAGCAATCAATCTCGCCTTCAGTTATAGTTATACGTTTACCTTGATTTCTAAATAACTGTTCGCCAAATAAACCAACAGTTTTAGCATCTCCAATCCATGAAAAGCGTTTATCTCTAAATCTTAATTTGTGTATATTATTATCATAAGTTGCTATATGTACATCTTCACCTTTATACTTTCCAATTTTATATCCATAGCGTTTGCAAGTATCTAACTTAATAGATCTACCGTCTAATGCTCTGCATTCAATATCAGTAAGTTGTATATTTGTTTTTATTTGTGCAGTCACTTTATCTCCTTGATTACTTTTTTCTCTATACCCACAGCCAAAGCAATACGCATGACCATCCGAATAACGAGCTAAATTATCTTTACTTCCGCATTGTGGACATGCTTCATGCCCAACAAATTCACTATCATTTTCTTCTATCACTTGAATGTCCCGGATAAATCGTTGTACTTATACCAATATTTATTCCATAATTTTTTACCAGAATTTGGATACTCTTCTAAAAATACTATTTCTTTACAGCTGGTATTCATTAAAAGTTTTGTACAAGTAATACATGGTGCAACAGTTACATAACATGAGACAATTGAATTAACATCTTTGCATTGTAATATTGCATTCTGTTCAGCATGAATTGCTTCGCATTTATCTAAGCCTTTACCACTTGCATATTTAGCGCCTGGACAATTTTTTTCTATACAATGACTTTGACCTGAAGCTACTCCGTTATATCCTGTAGCAATAATATGATTATACTTATCAACTAATACACAGCCAACTTGACGTCTTGCACAAGTGCTTCTTAGTGCTACTATAGTTGCAAGTTTTAAAAAATATGTAGTCTTATTTATTCTGCTCATTTATACTCCGTTTAGTTCTGCTTTAATTAATTTGTCGCTTGTATAATTTTTTAAAATATTTGGATATTCATAATTAGGTAAATTAAAAATTGGTCTACCTAAATATTCTTCAACTGCTGTATTATGATTTTCATAAATATGTGCGTTAGCTAAAACTAAGCTTAATTTATTAGGTTTTAAATTTGTTTGTGCAGCTATTTCATATAAAAATAATGATCCAACTATGACATCATATGGCAACCCAAGAAAAACATCAGAGCTTCTAAATTGCATAGACATGTTTAATTGATCTTTAATTCTTACAAAAGTAAATCCTGTGTAACAACAAGGCAATACAACAGCATCTAAGTCTGATGGGTTCCATAAAGTAATATGAGCACGCCGACTATTATTTTTAAGTTCTTTAATAACAAACTTTAATTGATCTATTTTTCCATTAAAATTTCTAAGCTGATATCCATATGTTTTATCTAGTTCGCCTTTGGAATCTGCGTATTTATCCCACCATTTAATATTATGTTTGTTTAAAAAATCAATATTAGTTTTACCTAATTGAATCCATTTATACTCCCAATACGCTTTATCAAAAAATATTTTTTTACCAGTTATAATAGGAAATCCATTATTAACGTCAATATCCATTACATGATTAAAAATAGCTTTGGTATTAATACCTGTTCTATTAGTTAATGTTTGGCCATGCGTAATTATATTAGTTAATAGCTTTCTATAATCATATTCAAAATAATTAACTGACATGATTTTCCTTTTTTATTTTTTCGTATATGGTTTTAAAAGATTGTTTTGTATAATCATATTTAATAAATTCAGTGTGCAAACTTAATAGCATTTTATAAAAATCATAAACTTTTGAAACTGTATTATATTGTTCTGTTTCAATCCTACTATGAAAATTTTTTGATACTTCTTCTTTTGGCGGTAAACATAATATATAAATTACATTTTGCTCTTTAGCGTAATTAACAATTTTATCAATATTAATTTTTGGTCCATCTCTAAACACATGACCATAAACTAATTCGCTTGGCCAATGTCTGTCAATAATTCTGTGCTTAACTGATGCGTGTTGTTTTGGATCTAATACACATATATAATCTGATTCTTTTGCATCAGAATCTAAATGAATGTATTTACAATTAATACCTAATTCTTTTTTTAATTTTTTAGCTAAACTTGTTTTGCCTGCACAATCCGGTCCTTCTAATATAATATTCATTTTACTAAGTCCTTTAAATCTGGTGCCACCCAACCTTTTGGTTTAAATATTCCACCTTTATCTGTTAAAACTGGGTTTCTAATTCTCTTCATATTTGCTTGATGTACTCTTTTAAATGCTTCTTCAATATCAAAGCCGTGCATGAGCCCAGTACCAATTGCTAAATAAATAATATCTATAATTGCATCTAACTCTTCTTCTTTATTTTTTGCATATGAATATTCAAAAATTTCTTCTTGCATATGTTTTATGCGATCTGCTTTTACTGTTGGGTGCAATGTAATTGGTGTGCCTTTATAATTTAATCCAAATTTAGTTAAAAAAGCGTTTACTTCTTCTATCATATTTTTATTTCAGTTGTAGTATTATTAGTAACTACAATAGCTCCATATAATTCTTTAAGTTCTTGTACTAAATTTCTTAAAGATGTTAATTGATGTAAATTAAAATTCGATGTGCCTACCAATAATATGCCAATAGCATCAGCTGGAATTTTATATCCAACAGAATTTAATTCTCTACCTGTTTGAACCTTGCCATCAAGGGTTATAATGTAATGTGACTTAAGGCCCAATACGCCTTCTTGTCTATGCTGCTTATCTAATTGCTTTAAAGTTATATCCAAATAATCAGGCGTTTTAGTGCAATCAATAATAATTTTATTTGTTTGTTTTCTTTTTCTTAGCCCTACGTTCTTTAATCCATTCGTTAGGGATAGTTTGTTTTGCATATAAAAATCCATTTGTTGTACACCATTTGGCGTAAGTTGTTTTACTTATTTTACTAATACGTTGATTAGGGTTCGAAAATACGAATCTAATATCAAGATCAGGGTTTTGTTGCTTAACTAATATATGTTTTTGTCGATCTTTTGTTAAAAATCTACCTTTGCCTTCAATAATAATCCCATTAGATAATATAAAGTCTGGTGTATACCTATGAGTTTTTTCAGGTTTAACATATTTAACAACAAGTGTTTCATACTCATAAGAAACACCTAGCGATGTTAATTGATCTGCTAGGCGTTCTTCCAAGCCACTTCTAAATAAAGTCGTCTGACGCTTCGCTCTTTTCAACTTTATCCTTAGTTTCTTCTACTTCGGCATCCTCGCCGTCGTACCCATCTTCTTCTTTGAATCCCAATGTATCCAGACTTGGCATTGGTTTTTCTTGCAGTTTTAGTATTTGCACTCCAATCAATCTTAAAGTAATACCTGCACCTGTTGTTGCTACAAAGTACGGAACTAAGTCCATTGCTACTTTGACTTCGCTACCACCATAAACAGAAACATTAGTTAATTGTTTTCCTTTAGCATTAACAACTGTAGGTCTTATAGATGATTCACCTATCTTAGCTTTTTGCTTAATTTTAAATAAGTATCTATTGTCATCTCCTAGTTCGTATGGTTTTGGTCCTGGTTTGATTTTATCTTTACCCGTAGCAGTTTTTGTATCTGCAATATTTGCATCATATGCTTTGTCAATTTTTTCTACTAAATCTTTAGCAGCGTCTTTATCAACATAAATATTACAGCTATAAATTCCATCTTTGTCGAATTTAGTATCCGGGTCCATAAGCCAAGGATAACTAGCTGATCCAACAGGTGATGTGACTCTAACAAATTTAGCCATTATTTATCTCCTATTATCGTGAATTATATGCGTCAGTGCATCAATTACTAAAAAAAATTTTAGCAAAAGAAATACTTTGCGTTTCTAATTTGATCCATATCTAATGTCCCTTTAGAAGGTCGCTTTGGTATTTTGTGGTGTGATTCTTCTGGTATAACCGCTTTGATTTCTCTTTCGAACAATTCAATCGGATCTACTTCAGTATATAATTGTATAAATGCTTCTCTGGTACATTTGCCCAAAGTGTCTATATCAGCAGCAACAGTAGAATAGCTATCATGCACCATTGCAAAATCAGTTATACCTTCTGCAATTGCATGATCTATAGTTAAAAACATTGATGTTGCATCTAGCGCATGAATAAAATTTGGAGAAATTCCAGAAGTTTGTTTGCGCTTATGAATTTTATCTGTACTGCTTTTAATGCGCAATCTACCCATCATTTTAGTTTTAACTATTAAATCTTTTTGGTCGTAATATGCTTGTCTTACTGGAAACCCTAATGGCGTAGTCCAATGAACAGGTTTAGCTTCTTTTGAAACCAATTTAGCTATTTGCTGCAACCATTGCATTGCTTCAGTTGCTTTGATAACAGTTTCTTTAATTGCATCTTCAATCATTGCAGCTAAAAATATGTTTGACTTAGTTCGATTACCAAAAGGCGATTTGTCTCCTTTAGCTATTCTTCCTTCAACATATTCATCTACAAATTCAGTAAATGTCCATCTGTTGCCACCATATGGCAATACCATTACTGGTCTTTTGGTACATTTTCTATCTATACCAAAATCTAGCCATTGCTTTGCAATAGGATTATCAGATTTCTTAAGTTCTTCAATTACTTTATTGCAAACTAATTGATATATATCTTTAGGTGCTTCAGTATTTGTAAGATTAGTTGCAACACCACCTATTTCATCTGTAAACAAAGCTGAAAAATGTTGAAGTCCATTGCAAGTTCCATCTATTGAAATAGGTAAATTAGATTTGTACTCTAATCCAAATTCATTAACTTTATCAAATTCCATACAAGCAGCTAAAAACTGCCATGGTTTGTCAGCGCTTTCCCAAAAATTGTTTTCAAAAGGAGCCTGACTGCAAGCTATAATTTGATCTTTATTATCTAATGCCCATTTTTCTCTAGCATCTAAAGTTACTTTATCATTGCCATACATATTAGATAAATGTATACATAACCATTTATAACCTGATTTACCTATAGGTTTAGCATTTGCAAATTTTAATAGTGACTTTGCAAGATCTGTACCTTGAGGATTTAAGTATGGTGGAATATAGTACAATCTTGATCTAAAATCTAATTGTACTGGAAATCCAATTTCATGCTCGTTTTGAAACTTATTAGCAATCCATAATGTTTTAGCAGTTGCTAATCGTTTGGATTTAAGTTTTTGATTAATAGTATAAACCGTTACAGCTTCAGCTTTCCAGGCTAGTAAACTCTCTTTATTAGTATCTATATCATGAGGTTTATTAGGCAAATCAATAAGACTGCTCGTAACAAGACCTCCTCTATTTCTATCATCATTATTAAAAACAGTTTCTGCTACAAGTAATATGTCTTTATTAACTTTATACATAGTATTTTGAACAGCATTCATACCGTCAATAATTCCAGGCATATCATAATTAGCTAATTCATCTAAGAAATTTCTATGTGATGTAATATTGTGCCCACTAACCATAAGAATAGGTTTAGTTTTAATATGAAAATACCCAGCTCCCTTTGTTTTACCTGCAACCCAAGGTTTAGGTTTAACTAATGTAGGCATATATTCAGGATTCAAATATTCATTAAAATCCTTAACGTTTTTGATCCATTTTAAAGTCTGTTCAGTAGGTACAATAACAAAGAATGATCTATTACGTTTCCAGTTCTTTTGAACCATACACAAATTAGTAGCTTTAATAAATAAAGATAATAGTTGCTCACCAACTAATAATTTTTCGCGTGTCTCCCACCAATTCCATTGAAAATTAACTTTTTTAGATGATTTTAAATGCTTACTTCTTCTATACCCATAATGGCTACTTCTACTATTTAGATCTTTATCAACAGTATCAAATAAAGCAGGATGGGCAATAGCATATTCCCTAAAGTATAACTCATCTTCTATTTTACCGCCTAGCTCAATCGCTTGTGATGTATATTTGCGTACACTAGTTATTCCATCAATAATTTTCTTTGTAGCTATAACTGCAATTGTTTTGGTATCTAATTGCTCTAATAATTTAGCAGCTATAGGTCTTTGTCCTGAATTTACTTTATTTAACCAAAGATCCAATTCCAACATATAATTATCAATACTTGCTTTAAGTAGCTTTTTACCATGTATTGTTAAAGATTCATTAACAGCATTTTCTGACTGTTCCTCTTTTTTCTTATCCCTTAATGCACCTCGCTCGCGCATCTCTAATTCAAGGTCCATTTGGCGCTCAAAGACGTTTACGTCACCGCTTACTGTCACCATTTTACTACTCCAGTGATACTAAATCACATATGAATAGTTAATGATTGTTATTAGATTTTAGCTTCAGCTGATACGCATTCACTAGTGTGTTTATCTACAGCAGATATTTTAAGTCCGTTGTAAGTTTCACGATCTAACATTTACATTAACTATATTAATTACAATGCCCTCTGTTTGACTAAACCGTCACCGGTTCCGTCACCGTTACTTTCTCTAAAACATTCTTAGCTTCTTCAAAATTTTGAGGAGCTAAATGTGAGTATCTTAAAGTCATTTTAATTGTCTTGTGCCCTAACCATTGTTGCACAACCAAAATTGGAATTCCACTTTGAACTAATCTACTAGCACATGTATGTCTAGTACAATGAAAAGTAAACTGCTTGTCATATTCAAGTCCAGCTTTTATTTTTCCATAGTTCCATGCAGATCTCATTAATTCGTCTGACATATTGATAAAAGGTCTGTTGCCTCTTCGTTCAAGAATAGCTAAAGATCTTTTTGTTAATGTTACGGTTCTTATAGTATCGTTTTTTGTAGCTTGGCATGTTAAACGATTTCCGTTTAGATCCAATTTCAAATCAATACGTTTTAATTCGCTTTTTCTAAAACCTGTGTCGCATGCTACAACTATCATATCTGCTAAGTCATCATGACCACCAGATTTTAATATGTTACAAAAAAGAGTTTCTTCTTCAGGTTTCATATATCTTGTTTTACCTGCGCCTTCTTTTAACCACTCAATTTGTGGTTTAGATTTTAAAATTTTTCTTTTAATAGCATACGTAAACAATTTTGATAATGCTGCAAGTTTTCTATTACAAGTACCATTACTGTTTCCAGAGCTACGCCACTTTTCTATTAGTGAGTCTATGCGTTCTTCATCAACATCACCTATTTTCATATTAGGCCCAACTTGTTGTACAACATTATAACAAGTTTGTTGTCCGTGTCTGTCTGTATAACTAGTCTTTACTTTCGAATATATTGCACCAATGGATACATCATGGCGTGAAATATGAAGTTGATTTTCAATTTCATTCCAGGGCGTTCCTAATTTAAGTTCCTTTTTAGCATATGCTTCAGCCATAGCTGCATCATGCTTATCTCCAAGTATTTGTGTTCTATATCTTTTCTCGTTATGATGAATATCTAATTGATATCCTTTATTTCTAATTCTAAATGACATATATTACTCCTATCAATTTAGCTCGGGTGATGGAATTGGTAGACATACGGGACTTAAAATCCCGGGACCGTTAGGTCGTGAGGGTTCGAGTCCCTCCCTGAGCATACTAATTCAATCATTCGATCTTTTATGGTCTCTTTTTTAAAAGAAACCCTGCTAACTCTTCATAGAACATATGTCCTTTGTTTGTTAGCTTAACTAATTTACGTCTGCGTTCAGTTGGATCTTCACGTGTCTCTAAAAATCCAGGGCCAGCTTGATGTAATCTATTTGTTTTCATAAAATATGAAATGTTCCTAGATACAGATGCTTGACTCATACCTAAACGCTGTGCCAATGATGACATTGCGATTTCTCTATTTTCGCACATAGCAATAAATAAAAATGTTTGCATTGTCTGAGCTTGTATTTCATTTCCTATTTTCCTAAATGAACTAACAACATCAAACATTGCTTTGCCGCGTGCTTTATAAATATACGCTTCCACTTTGTTACCCTCTTCTACCTTGATTCGTAGAAATTGAACTGATTAGCTTAAAATGATACGTAGTTGATACCATACTAACCGGTTTTACTCTGACTTACTCCATATACCTATTAGTACATCCTTGTCTTTTTGCTATATAAGCCTTTTAAGCTCATAATTGCTCATCGTTCAATAATAATGCCATGGTAAATGTATTAAATACACTTTTAATTGACATTTTTATCAATATTTATGCTTAAAAAGCGCAGAATTAGCTATTTTACTAGCCAATCCTGGCTTCTTCACACAACATGCACAAACGAATATTCTTCGTTTATGTTTAAACAGATACAATATAGTTTCCTATACGCTCAGCTTAGTTGCTGCATAATTAAGACAGATCTTAGTCTCCAAAGTTGACCATAATTATGCTTTATCAATGTATCTGCATTGAGCTATCAATAAATCGTTATTTATGTATATTAGCTACAACTTGTTTATATATAGTTGCATCATGTCTATCATTAAAAAAATCCCATTCAAGTTCTTGTATTTTCACTAAATTTTTAATTCTTAATCCGCCTTTGACAAACACTTTTTTAAGTATATTTGTTGACGGTTTATTAAATTTGATCCAAACAACTTGGTTATAAGTTAATTTTTCAGGCAGTAATAATATTTTGTATTTTAGATCAGAAAAATCTATGTCTATGCCTTGATACTTTATTTTAGTATCCTTTTTAAATATATAGCTTTCGTCTGAAAATGTGCTATAGTCTGTGCTACTTGTCATAATTGCCTCCAATTATTATATTTATTATTATTAGCAATAGTGCTCTCCCTTTAACACAGTCACCTTTCCACTTTATCATTCATATCCATTGGTGTATAGTTCTAAAACACCAAATTTTCAAAAAATATGCCGCCCAGATGGAGTAACTATCTGGACGACACTTATAGTGAGGACTATATGAAAATTAAACTTTGTTTATTGTTAAACTATCCCTTCTAAATATTTCTTTATGTATTAATATCAACCATGTAGCTGATTCCAATTTAATTAACTTAACATCTGCAAGTTGCTCATAATGTTTTCTTAATACAATTAAATCATCATACTTAACACGATTTATATCTGATAAATAATCCACCATATGCGGCTTATCCATTTCAAAGTCAGTTGTATCGTTATAATCAATGCGTTCTTGTTTCAGTTTCATTAGCCTATTTTTCTAGTATTAAATTCTTTTTTAATTACTGATAAAAAGTATTGATCCATTGAATCTTTACTTTTTTCAAGTTTTAATATGTGACTTAGCAGCTCTCCAGTACTTAGTTTTTTAATATGTTCTGAATCTCTAAGTGGATCTAAATGTTGTTTATGTGTTAAAACAGTCATGATGCGACACGATATTCCACTTCACCCAAACGTTCTTTTTCACTTTGTGAAACTAATGGATCATTAATAAATGAATTAACTAAATGATTAGCTTTAATAATTGATTCATCTTTTGTAATTCCGGAAACGCTTGCAAGTATTATATCAGTATTTTTCAACACGATATTACACTTGTAATTTAAGTCTAATTCTAATTGTTGATGACAAGATTTATGGATTGGTACGGATACGTCTCCATATTCATCTATGTTATCTATTATTAATTCACACATAATATTAATGCTCCAGTGTATAATTTCAAAAACGTTATAGTTATCTGTATGTGTCCCTATTAAAAATTCAATGCGTGCCTTAGCTTTTTGTAAGTCAATTCCAGATCCGCGACACGATATATACACCTGGTTTTATCTTCCAATTTTGAGAAAAGTACATCGCAATAAGTCAATATAGTCATTTGCTAATGTACTTTTTAATTTCAATTATTTTCTAATCTAATAACACGCATTTTCAAATACGCAGATCAGAATCAAAAATAGATACATAAAACAAAACATTAATATTATGCCTATGCCATCTACTATCTTTTCAAATAAGCTCATAATTGGCTCCTAATCAGTTCTAAGAATAGTGCTTAAAAATACCTATCCTCTACGCAAAAAGCCCTCAGACTAATTAAAATCTGAAGGCTTAGTTTAGATCTAAATATTTAACTATTTAAAATCATCATACCTATCAAAGTGAATATCATTTGATTCTGAAACCCACTTATCATAAGTATCATCAGTTGGTATTTTTGAAAGGTCTCCTAGTTTATGCCTAAAATGTTCTTGTGCAATAATTTCAAATTTGCGATTGATCCACACAAGCCCATTATCTCCATTATCACAATCAAGCCTTGATACTCTATCAACGCCCATTGATAATGTCCCACCAAGTGAATTGCCAATAATTTGTATAAGTCTTGCGATTCCATAATCGTCTGATCTTACTTTGTGCTTTTTAGCATACTTTAAAAAAGCATTTATTGACTCATCACCTCCATTCCAATGCAAATAGATTCCAATACAATCTTTATGCATTTGTTGGTTTTCATCTGCTATACCTATTACTACTCTATTGCCCATTATTTATTCTCCTCTCTACAAAATTTAATATCTTCTAAATCTAAACCAGTAATAAGCTCGATTTCTTCATCAGTTAGTTTCAAGTCATCACAGATGAGAATTAAATTATAGTCATCTATAAAATCACCACTTATAATTGAATCTAGTACTTGTGCACTAAGTTTATTTGCTTTATTAATATCCATTATTTGTCCTCCTCAGTTATCTCTTGAGCTCTCTGTATAAGTTCTTCATCTGAAGCCCCTACAATGTGAATTTGCTCAATCATATACTTAATGTTTGTATGGTCATCAAGACATATATTGTATTCAGTCTCTCGAATTAGCTCTTTAGCTTTTTCTATATCTTCTTTTTTATATTTACTCATAGTTATCCTCCAATAATATTAAAATAACTCACAATTCTATCTTCTATTAAATAATAAAAATCAGAGCCCTCTTGAGTGTTAGTGATTCCTTCTTTAGTTTGGATCCAATTTGTTTTTTGCAAATTGTTTTTTTCAACCTCACTCTTTTCAATCTCACAAGCTATTTCAATTATCTGATTCCATTCAGGACTATTCACCACAATAGGTGTTTGGTCTTTATAATAATTATATAACTTATGTTTTTTTATTAATTTTAAGATTTCTTTATCCATTTTCGTTACTCCTATATTGTTTGTTGTATAATCGAGGGCTTTAATGTTTTAGGAACCCTCGATTTTCATCTATTTAAGAATCATCAGTACAACTTTTTTTATTGTTTTGAATAAACTCCATAAGTGGAATGATTAACATTCCTGCAAGACAACCTAATCCAACAATCAAACCATATAAGAATTCAAATTGTAAAAAGAATCCTAATGAGTCTGAAATTGTATTTGAGACACCCGCGGAAATCACACCTAATAGAAAAGCTGAAACGCTTATCTTTAAATATTTATTAGTCACCACTTCTAAATTTAAATATGTTAAATAGAATGCTAATACAAGCACTCCATTATCTATAACACCAAAAATGAATATTGTAAGTAAGTCCATTATTCGTTACCCCCTACAAAACAATCTTCAGTTATCTTATAAAGTTCATCTTTAAGTTCTTTATAAGTTTCAAATCTATAATTATCTTGCGGACTTCCTTCTTCAAGTTCATTAGGAAGTTCTAAAGCCTTATCTATTAGATCAAAACCTTTATCTTCAAAAACATTTTCTATATGCCAATCTAAAACTTGATCTTTTAGTTCATTAGCGATTGATAATAGAATTGCTCTCTTTTGGTTTAGATCTAATTTTTTAAAGTTTTCTTGTGTCATCGTATATACTCCTCTTCTATGTTTATTATTTCATAACCCTCAATCATCAATTGGTGTTTAAAGTCCAACCAACAATTGCTGATTATCTGCCTACCATTAATTACAATTTCATATTCAAGCCCATCATAATTAATTAAGTCTATTATTATTTCTTTGAGTTTCATTCTGAGTCCTCCTCAAGTATCTTTAAATATCTTTTAAAGTTAAAACTTGGATTCTTTTTTTCACCTAATAAAACTATTACACTTGTAAATAATTTATAATCAAACTTTAATGCTTCTTCCAATCTCTCATTTAACAAAAAACATTTATGTTCGTTAAAACATTGATTTCCATCAGAATCTACATAATCTTCAAATGAGTTATCCCAATGAAATCCAACACCTACTAATTCAATGCAATAATTTGCAAAGCATAATAGATCTTCATTGTTTTTTATTGGTAGTACTTCTATAAGATTTTTCATTTTGATCCTCCCATTTCACATTTAATTCTCCATTTATTAATAATGTTTATTAAATTGTTTAAAACATCCATTTGAGCACTATGAGATGGAATATAGTCACCTTTCCACGCCATACCATTAATTAATACTGAATGGCTTTGATTGTCTGCTTGAAATAAATCATTTAAGCAGAAACAATTAATATGTGTAGTTTTTGTCCAATAAGAAAGTTTAAGTTCTTTATCTTCAAAAACCTCAATTTGAAATTGAATATCATTGTACTCATCTATCCATACATTAACTTCTTCAATTGTGTTGTTTGTTTCAATTCGAATAGTATCAAGCCTATTGAATCCCTCTTTATAATTTGTATAGTTTTCCATTTTCGTTACTCCTATAGTTTCAGTAATGTATTAAATGCATTACTTATATATAATATTGTCGTTTAGTGTCTCATTCGTAAACACTTAATTAAGAAAAAAGAATATATAATTAAATAACTATATAGTTATACTTAATGAATTTATGAATCAGCTGAATGCTTATATATAGTTCGATTTACAAAAAAATAGAAACGCCTGATGATAAAGAGACGCGAAAATATAAAAATTGTTGGAATCATTAGCAATTCTGAGCTCAATGGATTGTATATCCGTTGTAAATCGTTGGAATCATTGGCTTGTAGACTTTTTCTGTACACAGATCAGTGACGAAACGCTTGCCCACACACCCCCAAAACTTCAAGGGGGCAGATTTTCCCGAGGCGTATCGATAACCCTCTTAAATTTTCTTACCAAATATTTGCAGTTGATGTATTAGCCAAGGTTTCAGCTCTGATCTGACAATCAACTCAGTAACACCATTAGCCATAGTATTAACTGTAATCTCTTCACCAGTCTTATCGTCTACTTGATAATTAGTCCAGATATGATGCATACATTCATGTATTATTAAGTTAACAGCATCAGGTCCACCAGTAGTCATAATGTCCTTATCAAGATAGATGGTGTATGGCACAGAACCAACATAACAACCTTGTTGCTCACCTATGTTTGTAGAAATTCTAGAATCTACTAGTACCAATCTGATCCTAGTGTATCCAAGAGTTATGTAGTCAGGTAACTCATACTTACCTATACTTTTAGCCACTTATAATAGTCCATAAAAGTAAAACTATAATACCAAGAATAAGAAGTTCAAATATAGAAATTTCTGGTCTTAAATAAGTTGTTTTAATTGTATGTAAAAAGTCACTAAAGTAATCTGGATAATAGTGCATAGCTAAAACAACAACACATAAAATAATAAGTAATAATGTCATATCAGTTAGGAATGTTTAAGTTACTTTGAGTTCTTGTTGTACCTGGAATACTTAAATTTGGATTGTTTTGAGATGATGTGCTTGCAGTTACTTTCTTTGATTTTGATTTCTTTTTTGTAGGACTATTATCATTGGAAGTCATGTCACTAACACTTGCTGCTTCTTGTTGTTTAACAGTTTCAGATATAGGAAATGGTTCATTAGGATTTTTTCTATCCCACTCTTCTTTTAAAGGTTTTCCTCTTCCACTACACATATTATTTCTCCTTTTATAATTGTTAAGTTGTATGGGTGGTAAGTGACCTAGTAGCCAGGGTACTAAAGGTAGCATTAGAGTGGGACTAAAAGTATCACTTACCGCTACTAGCAGTGACTATGGAGTAACTTATAGTTATTACTAGTAGTAAAGACTAGTAGTTCACCCACCCTTGTTACCTATAGGTGTCCCAATTAAATACTTGTACACGGAGCTCATATTGGCTCATTATGGAGCCCTAAGTTTTCCGGTACAGCTTTATATAGACTACTAGTCGAAATCTCAGTTAAGGAATGAATTTGGAGACCGTTTTCTTCGATCTATAGTGTTTTCCAAGAACTTATCTAGCTCTTCACTTAATCTTGACTCTTTTGCTGCATCAACAGCTTGGTCAACATCTCTGCCTATCATTTCATTCCAATACTGAACCGCCATTGCTAATACGTCTATTTGGTCATCATGGCGGAGACAACCTTTTAATCTTGTTAGTCTGGACATCTGATAAAATAACTGATGATCTTTTTCTAACAAAAAGTCTTTCTTAATTAATTCCTGGTCAACAACTAGTCGATGCTGGTTCAGGACTGGTTCTAGCGTATCTATGATACGTTTTTCTTTCTGGACTGATGAACGCACTTCTTCTAATGTACAAGGATAAACACGAGACAATATGGGAGCCAGGAGACTATTAAACATTCCGTCTCCAAAGTTACTCTCAATAAGTATCATATTTACATCTTGTGCTTTAGCAGCTAATGCAAGATCAGTTAAAGTTTTTTCATCATAGCCACCTTCAAATGATCCAATATCTGTAAGATATAAGATTCCATTTAACATTTTAACAATGCTGTAAGCTGTTCTATCAGCACCACGACCAGCAGGGTCGACAGCCATAACACAGCCTTCGAATGGATAGTATTCATCTGAAACGTACATAGGCGCGACATACATGTCACCTTTAAGACCTACATTAGGTATTTCAGGATCTAATTGTTTTATCTGGTCAACAGAAGAACCCCATTGAATTTTACCTGGAGCTTCACTCCAAGACTTCAAACCTGACATAACAATTAAGTCATTAAGTTTAAGTGGATATAAGTTTACGTCTGATAGACTTGTGTCTAACATAAACTGTAGTGCAAAACCGGAACGACCATAAGATGCTTCACGTTCCATTAAATCCATCTCGTCAAATCTTAGTGGATCTATAGGATCACCAGATTTTAAATGTCGAGTATTTTTAATTATAGATTCTGCAAGTTTTGGACCGTAAGAAGCTATGCCTCTTTGATCTGGGTACTTACATGGCCATATTTGTGTTTTAAATCCACGCTCTTCTAATTCGTTATATAAAGATAATTCAGTTTGAGGTGTACCTAAAAATACAATACGACCAACTTCTGGTTTAATAATAGAGTCAAACTCTTTTACAGTCTCACCCAATCTATCTCTCATTAATTGTGTTTGAGAGTTGTTTGCTGATTCTACGTCATCTGCAATAATTAAGTCTGCCCTGGAACCTGTAAGCTGACCTGTAATACCCATAGACTTACAACTAGGTGCATGTGATGCTCTAGCTGGTCCAACATCAAAAGATACTTTAGATTGTCTTTGATCTGCTTTAGGTTTTAAATGTTCACACAAAGGTAACTCATGAATAAGTCTTTGAGTGAACGTTGAAAAATCATCAGCCCTAGTTTTAGACGCAGAAACAACCAAAATATTTCTTTGAGGATCCATTAGCCAATTCCATACAGAAAATGCTGACGTAATCCAGGACTTACCTGCCCCTCTAAATGCTTGAATACAAACCCTTTTTGGACCATATTGTAAATAGTCTGCCATCTCATATTGCATAGGAGTTGGATCTGGTAGCTGTAAATGTTTCCAAGCTACATATAGAAAGTTTTTAAATATTCTAAGTTTAGGCGGTAATGTATTAGTGTTTTGCTTCTTCATCATCAAATGGTAAATCAGATAATATGTCTACGTTAGAATCTCCAGTTATTCCTGAGCTATATGTTTTACATATATCAAGACATGCTTTCATTTCCGACGCAGTTAAAGGTTCATCTGATTGAAGTCTATTGTGTGCTTGTGTAATTAATAATTCGACTATTGATTCGGCTTTTTCTTTTGTCGATAGTTCTTTTTTCTTTTCATTTTCTTTTTTACTCATTTTGATATCCCATATTTATCTACCCATTCTGTTAAACCTTCTTTTAAAGTTTTAGGTATTTTTTTATTTTTAAATACAGTATTCCAGTTTTTTTCTACTTTAGTATCTGAAACTAATGCTTTACGTCTTTTGCTACCTTTACTCATTATCTTAACGGGTTTTCATTTTGTGTTTTTAATTGTTCTATTTTAGTTTGTAATACTTTTTGTTCACCTTCTAAAATACTTATACGCTCAACTAAAGGTTTAATATCAGGAGCGGTTTTAGCTTCTAACACTTCCAATCGATTCATTACTGATCCAATTGACATTAGTACGCCAGCTATTGTCATAACAATACCTAACCCTACTCCAATACTTTTAATATCCAAGTTTTATTCTCCTTAAGTTTTCTTCTGCTCTAATGACATCATCATTAGCCTGGTTTAATTTTTCTTGATACTCAATTAATACAGGTGATGCTATAACTCTATTATCTTTTTCTATTTCTTTAAGATACGCAGTTGTTAATGACATTTCTGTAATTTCTAATTGATTATCAAAAATTTCGTTACCAAATTTTGAGTAAGTATTAATAATATTATTATTCTTACCCATAATAACTTTAGCTATTATAATTTGAGTAACTTGTAATCTCTTATCTAAGTCTTGTATTTTTGATGCAACTTTAGCTGCAATTTTATCTATTCCAGATATTGTGTTAGTTTCTGTAGAAGTTGTTTCAGTAACACTTTCATTTCCTGTTCCAGTTGTTCCTGATTCTTCTCGTATTGTTCCTGATTGTTCTGTAACTTCTTCGTTGTTGATTTCTTCTTGTTGTGCGATTTCTGTCTCCTCTTGTGGAGTGACTTCTGCATAAATCTCCTCTTCTATAGTTTGAATTTCTTCAGCAATTTCTATAGGTTCAGGTTCTACTAACTCAACAATTTCTGGTTCAGTTTCTACAACTGCTAAAATTAATTCTTCTTCTACAAATTGTTCAGCTAATGTTAATTCTGTAAAACTTTCTTCTATAATCTCCAATGCTATTGGTTCAAATTCTTGTATAACAAATTCTTCTGTAAGTATTTTTTCTGGTATTATTTCTTCAAATAATTCTATAACTTCATTAAGTTCTTGGACTGTTTCAGTTAAAGCTGCACTTTGAGTTGCAGTCATAACTGTATTATCATATGTTAGAAATATTGCGATATTGTCCACATTGGGCCCGCCGAGAGTTGCAGGTGCATTAGCATCAGAGCCACTAATAAACAAATTTCCAATATTAGAACCGCTACCATTATAAATAACTTGATCTGAAAAAGCCTCACCGTTGATTCCTGTTGTTGTTGTGCGAATATTATTTGTAGTTGCTAATACTTCATTATCAGAATTTCGTATTTGTAATCTAATTGTAAATGTATCTGCACCACCATTACTTGACCAAGCAGGAGAAGGACCGCCTTCACCATTTTGTATTAAGATAGAGCTATCTAATTGAATACCATTGTTTAACATAGATTGACTTATGGTATCTGAAGTAAGATTAAATGATTGCTCAATGCTACCACTATCTCCAAACTCTAAATCATAGTTTGAACCACAGCAGTCATTCAATACCTGGACATCACCATTAGTGGTCCATCCATTACTGTTACCACTTTCAAAAGTGCCATTTACTATTAAATTATCTGTGGTTAAAGTCTCAGCTAGTACAAAACAAGGAGTGCATAAAAATACTAAACCAAGCAAAACTATTTTATTCATTGTTTAAACTTTCTTTATATTTTCTATATTGATCTACTTGATTAGTAACACTTTTATTTTCTGCATCCCATTTTGCTTTAGCTTGTAATCCAATGCTGCCAGAGTGTGGGCAATAACTTGCCGCTTCATATAATGCTCTGCGAACATTTGGGTCTTGACAAAGAAGTGCCAAAGCTCCAACACGTAAACCAAAAGAATGTAATTGTTTTGCAAGCATGCGTCTTTCACAATATGGATCATGATAATAGCTAGAACCGGCAATCCCAAAGGTTACTGTACTTAATGCTCCACTATATGCAATTGTGCAAGAGTTTGAGCTATAAATTTGTGTACTTGGTGCATTAGCAGGAGCAGATGCAGTTTTAGAATTGTTATTAGTTGAATTGGTAGTTGTGTTAGTTGTTACTGGATTAGATCCAGAATTGTAATTAGTTGTAGCCTCATAACCATGGATTGCAGTGTTGGATCCAGTAGTTGAAGTATTATTAGAAGTAGCATTACTACTTGTAACATCTGCAACAGATTGCTCTAGTGCTAAAGCTAATATAATAGCTGCTAAAATAAAAATTGCTTTATAATACATTTTACTTACGTGTGAGTGATCCGCCAAAGTAGAGGCCGATAATTGAGAAAATTGTATGTGATTGTAAATTTGTTATAAAGATTGAATTACCTTCTTTCCAAACAGATGTTTCATAGCTTGAGCCAAATATCCACCATCCAGAGTCTTGTTCTGTAACTATTTGATAGATAACATTAACATCTGTAAATATTGGTGCCATAATTGGTACTACAATAATGGAGAATACACACATCAAAGCTATCCATCTTCTTGTGTGTTTTGTGTGGGCATCTTTAATTTCACGAGCTTTATCAGTTTGCTTAGCTGCAAACCCTGCTCGTTGCATTAGCATCTTTTGTTTCTCAGCTTCTGCCTGTCCTTTTTGTGCCATGATAGACATAACGCCACCTAAAACGGTGCTGCCTAACATGCTAATTAGTTCCATTGGTATCATCTTGAGTAAAAGTATCCCGCTATTACAGCTGCTATAGAGCCAACCCATGCTATGAAACTAAAGATACCTTTACCTTTAGCCATCTCATCACTAAGTCTATCTATTTTGTTCTCTAATTTATCGAGACGTTCAGCAATATACTTATAATTGTTGTCCATTATATTGCTAGTGCTATTGTCCCATTAGTTCCGACCATTGGCATTTCAGCAAAAGCCATGTAAATATATTTACCACCATCTGTATTCGCTTTACCATCGGTAGTTGTAATTCTAAATCCATTGCTTTCAAAGTTTACAGTACAGTTTGTTGATGATGTGTTATCACTAATTTTAACTGTTCTTGTTCTTTGTCCACCAAGACCAAAACCTGTTAATCCTGATACTTTTGTAAACCAATCCTCAGTTTGCCCCCAGTTTTTAACCATTATCCATTTTGGTCTAAATCCACAATAAATCTTAACTCCACTTGAATTACCATTGCCTATATAAAATCCAAACTTACTAAATCCTTGAATTTCTGCAAAACAATAAGCGACACTTGCAGCACCACTAGTATTATGATGTGTTTTGTTTCCTATAGACCATACTGAGCTTGTAGGTTTTGTGTCATTCCAACCACCAGCATCATCTTGAAAAGCACCTGTACCAGCAAACTGTATTAAGTCTGTTTCAGTATCAGAATATATAGTTGTGCCACCATTAAAAATATCTCCTCTATCTGCAACTGTTGTAGATTTTCCTATTATAAGTTTTGGAATAGCTCCTAGTCCATGTCCAATCGTGCCATTAGCTCCTGTTCCTGTATATCTACATATGCTTATACCAGCAGTTTGATTAACTTGTACTTCGGCAGAAATAGAACCTGATGTATTTGTTGATTCTGTACCAGCATTTATTTTCCAACAAGCTGCCATATATTTTTGACTAGCATCGTTAGTATCGTTTATGTTTCCTGTTAGAGTAAAACCATCTGAGGTATAACTAGCCACATGAACTGTTGTATTGTTTGCATTGTTTCCTGATGGAATCCAGTTTTGCCCTGTACCCTCTGATGAATTGTTAAGCAATGGGTGTCCACTACCATCATATCTTTTAATCAAAAGAGCATCAGGTTTAAAACCCATTCCAGTAACTGTAGTTGTGCTATTACTTCCATCCCATGTAGGACAGTCAAAGTGGTCTGATACTTTTGCTATTGTTGTAAATGCCATATTATATTCTCCTATCCATAATCCTTAATGTTCTTTGTGCAGATTGCATAGAATCCAGCTGGTACATCATATTCAAATATACCGACTCCATTATCATCTGCATTGCCACTAGCTACTGCTGTTGCTCCAAAATGTCCATTACCAAAATTACATAACATTCTAGCTGTTGCTCCAGCATTATTACTTACTGCTGTGACAGTAACACCCCAAAAGTCATCTCCTTTAGCAAAAGATAATCCAGCATTAGCTCCTGTGTTAGGTACTCCAGCATTTGAAGTTCCAGGTGCATTAAACCATGTACCATTTTTTCCAAACCATATCTTGCCATTATCTAAATCAAAAGCACACATAATGATATCGTTAAGACTTGCTTGTGAACCATAGTTTACAGTTCCACCACCACCAGCATCTAAAATATTTGGAGTGCTAGTCATGGGTTGATAACTAATACCCTCGCAACCATTTGAGCTTGAGCTATTACCAACAACAGCAGTTGATCCTGTTGACCTGAAGAAAGATGATGCATAAGTACCATTTTTTACTATGCCAAGAGTTGCTCCATTTGCTTGAGTTCTATCTGTTCCTATCTTAACCTCATAATACCACTTACCATTCTTTACCATTTGTGTACTAATACACCCACTAGCATTTGTATTGTAATTATTAAGTGATGTTCCAGCATATTCTAAAGCACCAACATCATATGATTGGTTGCCATCTAACTGACAAAAATTATTGCTAGGTGTATCAGGTGATTGTTTTAAATCTCCATTAACTGTAAAGGTAGTGCCATTGCCTGATGAGTCTGTACCCATAGCACCAGCATTTTCCATTTTCAAAAACCAACCATTAGTTCCATAAGTTACACTAGGAGTTAATTTTGCTTTCCATTCTCCTGTGGTGCTATCAGTTTCACCGAATACTGTATGTGCATATGCTAATCCATCTATGTTATGAACATGAGTCATCACACCTAAGAATTGGTTGCTACTAGCCCCTCTGCCAATGTGCCAACCATTAGATGTGCCTGACATTTCTTTATTAAGCATAAATTCATGGTTTTGACTTGGTGCTGTAGCAGTACCAAAATTAGTTAATCTTTCACCATTTATATAAATTTTTACTCTATCTGTAGAAGTAGACAAAGTACTATCACCAATAACGACAAGATGATACCAAGATGTGCAATCTACAAGTAATCTAGTAGTTTCATGGTTGTGAACTGTTGAACCACTTATGTATTCAATAACTCCTATTTTTTTATCTGACCTGTAGTCAATACTAAATTGATCGCCACCAGTATTAGTGTTTGTTACTAAAACTTGATTTGCATTTGTTCTGTTTATTTTGAACCACAAAGATACAGTAAATTTTTTTGCATCTGTTGATGTGCTTGTAAAATCTTTACTTAAATATGATGCCATTTATATTCTCCTATGGATTCCATTGTCCTGAATTGTTCATTCCTACTGTTACAGTAATGCTAAATGCTCTTGAGCTTGTCTGAGCCTCTGCATCTGTCAAAGTAATTGTGAAGTTATATATTGTCTCTTGAGTTGCTGCATTTTCTGTACCTGTTATAGCCCCTGTACTAGTGTTAAGTGAATACCCTGAAGGTAATGCACCACTAGTTTTGCTATATGCAACAGTTGAGTCTGAGCTACCTGCTACAGCAAAAGCAGTGCTACCACCTGCTGCTAATTCACCTAAAGATCCGGCATCGGTACTAAAAGTTGGTGCATCTGATACAGTTAAAATATTTGATGATGATAGAACTGATAATCCATCTGGATTCTCTACTCTTAATTTATAAGTAGCATCTACTGTTAAAGTAAAGGTAGCTACAATAGTTGTAGCATTTGTAAATGATACACTATCTGCTACATACCAAATTCCAGTAGAAGGATTTAAAGCCTCTACTTGTGGACATGTAACAAAATTAGTTCCAGTAATCGTGACTGCAGTTTGTGCATTTGTGATAGTTGATGGACTAATAGAACCTATAGTAGGTTTAGTTTCACCTACAGATACACTTCCACCAAGAGCAACAGCACTACCATTAATAGTTATAGATGAGTTTGCTAAAGAGGCATTAGGCACACTTGCTAAAGTTGCATTTAAAGTTTCATTGGATCCATTATTAGTTTCTGTAAGTGTAAGTCCAGTTGATCCGGTAGCTGTAAGTTTAGCTCCTAGATATCCTGAAGTTGTATCGTTTGAAGATACTTTAAATGTTTCATCTGTATTAACACCAATGCCAGTCCAGGATGATCCATTGTAAAATTTAATTTGATCTGTAGTTGTATTAAAATATAAGTCACCTTCACTTAAAGCATCACCATCATTATCTACAGATGGATCAGATGCTTTAGCACCTAAATAAGTATCATCGAAATTATCAGCACTAGCTGCTGCCGCCGCTGCACTACTAGCTGCTGCAGTTGCGCTATTAGCAGAATTAGTTGCCTGGGTTAATGCTGTTGTTGCAGAACTTGCTGCATTAGTCGCACTTGTTGAGGCTTCGGATGCTTTAGTTGTAGCGGTTGTTGCATGACCAGATGCAGTTGTTGCTGAACTTGCAGCAGCAGTTGCACTTGTTGATGCCTCTGATGCTTTTGTGGTAGAAGTGGATGCACTGTTAGATGAATTCGTTGCTTGACTTGATGCTGTGGATGCTGAAGTTGCAGCATTTGTGGCACTGGTTGCTGCAGCAGTTGCACTGTTGGCAGCATTAGTTGCTTGAGTTGTCGCTGCTACGACTTGAGAACTGACACCAGTATCTACATAATTCTTTGTAGCTGCATGTTGTGCAGCACTTGGATCAGTAACATTCTTAATCTTTTTGTTATTAGCATTCCAATTAAAATCTGAGTTATCTTGTTGTATGGTATTAGCAGCATTATCAATAGCCTCTTGTCCCATAAAGAAACCTTGCTTACTATCAGTATCCAGGTCTGATTCTTTTAAAACTGATCCTGCTACATAATCTGTAAGTCTTGATGCTTGACTAGAAGTCCTTTTAAATTCAATTGCTGCTCCATTAGCCGGAGCTGATGCTAAAGTTGCTACTGTGTTACCAGATGACAATGTGTAAGATGTATTTACACCATTTACAGTACATGTCAGATGACTTGCATCTATAAAATCAAAGGTAATATTGAATGCAGTTAAACTGCCATTACCGGTATATTGGACATATGAGTTAGCCATTTATGTTATATTTGCTCCATATTTATAGTTTATGTTATCTAAACGTGTCACAATGCTAGTAGACTATGAGTTTATCAATAACGTTTTTTCTACCAGGATTAGTACGTTCTTCATCACCTGAGCCTTTTTTGAAGTAACGCTTTTCTTTTCTAATATCACGTTTAACATCTTTAAGCTCTGGAAATTCTTTTTCTAATTGTCTGTATGCTTTATCTTTTATTCTGTTGTACTCTTTTTCAATTAACATTTCTGCTCGACCTTGATAATCTCTATTACCAACAGTTGATCTTTGGAATCTACCAGAATTAACTTTACGTCTTAACTTATCTTTAAGACCCATTTCAGACATTATTTCATGCCATCTATCAAAAGCTGTTTGACCTTTTTCATTTTTAAATTCAGCTAAATCAACCATTCCACCTTTAATAATTTGTTGCGGTGGTGATAATGTTAGCTTGCCTTTAACTGATAATGCTTGAAGTGTATATACCCAAGAATCATTCATCTCAGAATCTACTTCTTTGAGTCGACCAATTAATGCCGGGCCTTGTATAATTTTACTAATATGACTTGGTGTTAAATAAATAGTTGTTTTATCTTTCATGATTTTTTCACCAAATATATCACGCTTGGTTTCTAAGTCTGATAATCCATAACTAAATCCGTCTATTACTCTATCTGCAAATCCTCTAAAATCTTTTTGTTCAGTTTCAAATGTTCTTCTTAGTGCTCCATAAGGTGCAAAGTTACTTGCCATTTTACCAAAGTATAAAGATGTTCTGTTTGGTGTAGGATCAGACATCATTTCAATAGTATCTCCTATACCTTTAGTATAAGATTTATCACCAATATTAATCATAATAGAAGATAAAACACCTGCTGCTAAATTAACTATGTCGTCTGCTACACCACCATCGAATGCTTCCGGTTCCATTTTACTAAATTCAGCAATATCAGATATAATTCCAAAAGCATAAAATCTAGGGTCCATTCTGTTATATTGTTTATAACGCCACTTAGGTTTTTCTGTAGTACCATCATTTACTAGTATTGAATATGGCGCCCAACCTGCAGCTCTCCATAGCTGTCTTGTTTTGGAATCTCTTGGACCTCTACCCGTCATTTTTGGTAAGTCAACTGGTTTACCATCTTCGCCTTTAGGTATAACTGTTTCATATGAAGTTGCGTAATCCCAACCAATTAAAACAACAGACGTACCTAATGCTTGTCTACCCAGTACATCAGCTTTACCTGCTGGTCCTGATTCATAAAGAGCTTTCATTACTTTGCTTTTTGTTCCAAGCCAAGGTATATGCGTTTCAAAGTTGCGCCATAAGTTAGTTGGTGTTCTTATAAAAGGTACAACAAATCTTAAGCTAGGATGATCGCCAGCAAATTGTTCGAAAGTGCTTCCCCAATCTTTACTACCACCTAAGAAAATAAAGTTTTCATTTCCTTTTAATTCTTTTTGAAACGTAGCTTCTCTTGAATATTCTAAAGCATCTTCATATAAAGCTCGGTAATTAGAATCACCACTAGTATTAGCTTTACCATTACTATCAAAAGCATCATCTAATATTTTTTGTAACTGTTCTTTACCTTCTTTTGATGTTAAGTCTATATTTCTTTTGCCAACGTTTTCAATTGCATTAGCATAAACTTTTCCACGATAATTTAATTGTTTAAAAAATTCATCTCCACCAATTAATAATCTACTTGGAAATTGTGCAAAATGCCCTATCCAATCAGCTAGCATTCCTTTTGTACCAGATAAATCTAAACCTTCAGCACTAATAGGTGATATAGCGTTACCGTTAGCATCAAGATCTAAGTAATCTTGTGTTCTTAATTTTTTATCTAAAACAGCATCGCCATTTTTGAGCGCTTTCCAAATACCTGCCCACATTCCGGTAGCATTATGAATCATGCCGCGATAGCGAGCAAAGCCATTTAATATAACTGCTCCATCTCTCATCATTGCGCCACCTATCATTTGAGTAGCAGGTTTAAGTGTTGCTTCAACTGCGTTTGATATTAAGTTAACGGATTGTGTCCAATGTGATGAAAGCAATGAATTAATATATAAAGATTGAAATGCTTTAATATATTTATTTTTATGTGTTTCTGTAGCTATATCAATTACAGCATCTTCTAAATCAGCACCAGCAATTTCTCTTGCAATAGCATCTGCGTCACCATCAAGTGACTCTATAATGTCATTCATTTTTTTCATATCTAAAATAGGTTGCTTCTTACCACGCGCTACTTTAATATTACCTGCTTGTGTAGTTCTAGCTGCACCAGTAATAATACGTTTAGTATTTAACGTCATATGCTTTAAAAGACCTCTTAAAGCTAATATCTGTTCTGAAGATTTTTTATGTGCGTCTGTACCTCTTTTCTTTTTTTGTATATCATATTTTTTTGTATGATTAACTGAGAGTTCATCTAATTGTTTTCCAAGTATTTGCATAACTTTTTTACCAGCTATTAATTTGAATATACTTAGTTCTGCAGCATCTCCATCTGCTTCAATAGTTTTTAAAACAGTTTCAACATCTTCACCTAAACGCTCACCCATCCATTTAGCATATTTATTTTCTAATGTTTTGTTGCCTTTTAAAAATGCAGCTTCTTCTGGGGTAAACAGTTGTGATACAGATTTAATTGTTGCCATAAGACTTTTAACATCTCTAAAACCCTTTTTATTAAAAATCTTTTCAAATAAGTTTTCTATATCTGCTTCAGTAGTATTTTTAGTTATTTTAAAATCTTTAATTGCTTCATTAGTATTTATAGCCGGATCATCTTCTACTAAAATCTTTTTAACTCTTCTAGTTTTTTTACTACGTTTGACATCATCCATAGCTTTAGAATGCTCGTCATATATTTTTTGTTTCTTTTCAAAGTTTTTTTCGTATTTAGCTTTTCTTACCGCTCTTATTCCCATAAATACTTCAAGCGGTCCACCAATAAATACGCCTTCAAGTACCATTTTTAATCTTGCTTCTGTTGCAGTATCATCACCATCAATGGCTAAATATCTTGAAACTGCATTGTTTAATAATGGTATATCCTGTTCAACTAACATATTTGATAAGTTGCCTTCATTAGGATCAAAAACAAAGAAATCAGATACAGCTCCAGAAGTCATACCTCTAGCTGCATCTTTAACCATTGTGCCACCTAGTCCAGCACCTTTTAAAAATTTAGTAGGTAAGTACATACCAGATAAAAATTGTGTAACCCCTTTTGAAAAGTGTCCTGCTGCTGTTTTTGGATCGTGAATAGTTGGTAGCATTTTGTGCCTTAGCATTTCATCTGTAACTTTGCTAGGTGCAATGTAATCAAGATCAAAGTTGCCTTCAGCATCTGTAAACTGAACATAGCCTATAGGTGCTATAGATTGCATATAGTCATCAAAGTTTTCTATAGCATCAACTGGACCTTGTAAACCTGACATAAAAATGTCTTGTCCATAATCAAGAATGCTTGGGTCTTCCCAGCCTATGTTTTCAACTAACTCATTTTGTTTAGGTAAAACATATTTTCTTTTATCTTTCTGTTCATTTAATTCATCTAAATCGAAAAGATCTGCCATATTATTGTCCCTCATCCCATGCTTTATATTCTTTATAGAATCTAGCTAAATCTACTAAAGTAGCTTTTGCAGGTTCGCCGTTTTCATTTACTCTAACTGTCGAGCGTCCTTGTCGATCTACATATCCAGCATTACGCATTAAAGACCATATATGTTCACTTCCAGTTTTTTCATAAATATAAGCTGCACTAATTTCTGTATCTGCTGGTAACGCTATAGGCTTTCTTTGATTAGCTGGGTCTCTGCCTGATACAGTTCTTTTTTCGTAAGCTAATTTTAAATTTGCTTCGGCTAGCATTGGTGTACGCCCACGTACATTAAATGTTGAATCACTTCTCCAACCATCTAAGAATAAACCTGCACCACCACCATCAACTTCAACATCTTCGTACTTACGAGACATATCCATTAACATTTGTTGTGCTACATCTTTTTTAATATCATCACTTACATTAGGATGTGCCATTAAAAACTTATGATACTTTTGATTAAACTCTGGTTCTAATTCTGCCCATATAGCACTACCATCTGTCATTATATCTGTGTTATAAACAGAATTAATAAACTTTCCTTTAGCTGCTTTTACTTGTTGTTCAACATAACTAGCTACCGCTTCTGATTGTGTTCTTTTAATTCTATTTGTTTCATAAGTTACTCGTTCGGTTTGTAAATTATCAATATATGTATCAAAGTCTTTTTCTTCTTTACCGCTTAATAGTTTTGAACCATTAGCTCTTGTATAATCTTTTACTGCATATGCTAAATCAAGTGCACTTGCATAATCAGCATTTAATGAATTTTTGTCAGCTATTTCTGCTATAACATTTTGATAAGCATTAACAATTGTTTGATTCATTTCATTTTTAGGCACAAAACGTAATAGCTCTACTTTAGCTTCTATACTGTTTAATACTTCTTTTTGTGCGTCAGGATTACCTATTGTTTCTTTTAAGCCAGCTTCTAATACTAAAGATAAATTTAATTTACCTTTTTCTTTTAAGCGTTGACCATTGTGCTTAGCATAACTTGAACCTAAGTTTTGATTTGTTTGACTAATAAATGGATCAAAACCTTTTAAGAAAAAGTTACTTTGATTTTTATTGCTGTCTAAATATGTTTTATCATAGTCTTGTGACCAAGCCATATATAATGAGCCATCAACATCATCAATATCTTGATTAGTTTGCTCAGCAAAGAATTCTGCATAAGCTAAATTTTTCTTTTGATTATATTCAATACCAGCTGCTTGCCCTTTAATGTTATCGTATGTAGCTATATAAAATTCAGATTTAGTTGCATCAATAAGACCTTTATCAACGCCGTCTTGGTATGATTTTAAATTATCAGATCTTGCTGCTTGCTCTGCTTTAGCTTGCACTTCTCTATCTTGCTTTTCGCCTTCTGCTACTGCTAAAGTTTCTAAGCCTTTGCTCATTGTACCTAAAGCTTCAACTAGTTGCCTTGCACCTGTATCAGGACCAACTTTACTTATTCCAAAAAATCCTTTTTGATATGCCATTAGTAACTAGACCCTCCTGGTTTTCTATCCCATTGACTATTAGGTTTTAAATCACTTGATTTTGATTTACCATATTTACCTGCTTGTAAATTACCATATGTACTTGTAGCAGTACCTGCAAGTCCTATTGCTAGTCCCATATCAGACGGTTTATAAACATCAGGTATTTGTGAGTATGTTCTTTGCATAGCTGAATAAGCATCATCATAACCAAATATATTATTTATATTAGAATCGTAAACATCTGCAGCTATAGAATCAAAAGTTCTTTCATAATCAAAACCTATATCTCTAAGTGCTGCTTCTACATTATTTGAACCACGCTCTAAGCCTGCTAGTTTTGATTTATCTTGTTTCTTAATTAATTCTAGTTCTTTTTCTTCTTTAATTAGTTGAGCTTCTTTTTGCTCTTTAAATTGTTTTCTATCTAATTCTGCTAAATCTGCTAAATATGCTTTTTGTGATGATTTTCTAGCTTCTTTATTTCTTAGCTCTTGATCTCGCGCCTGACGCTTAGCGTCTTTATGCGCTTGTATTTGCTGCATACCACTAAATGCTAAGGATGCTAATGCTATAGTTGTTGGCTCACACATATTGTTCTTTAGACCTCATTATTAATATAAATTTTTTATTATATTTACCAATCTTTTTACTAGCTATAGGTTTAAATCCACATAGCTGTAACCATTTTAAAGACTGCCAATTTTTTTCATATACAAAGTTATAAATGTAATCATACTTTGTGTGTAATTTTTCTATCCATTTTTTAGATTCTTTGAAAAATGATATAGGAAACTTTTGTAATTTAGATGATGATAGTAGCCAAACTACTCCATAACCTTCAAGTTCTGGATCATCATTAACACCAAACATTCCATAAATTTCACCATCATGCGCAACAATAGAAAAGTTTTCTGCTGATTGCTGATCGAAGCAAGACATTAGAGCATCAATAGGTTCATCATCATGGCTATATTTAATTTCTAATTTATCTAATGCTTTTAAATTTTTTGATAAAGAAACTGCATCTGTTATTTTAGCTTTTCTTACTGTAGGTATTTTAGACACGTGTTGATCTCCTATAGTAAAAGCCTTCCATTTCTGCTGATACCAAGTTTACGGGTAAGTATGAGCTAGACTTAATAGATACTGTATGATCTGTATTTTTGGCTTGTATTGGAACCCTAAAGGTACCATTAGTTAGTACTGGGCGTTCAATTAGTGAAGCTGAACTATCTATAATATAACCATTAAATGTATAAGTTCTATCATCTCTATTATTGTGACCTACAACAACTTGAAAAAATCCTGTGCTAGCATAATCAAAACTCATAGTTCTTACTTGTAATCTGCCTGCAGTAAGTGATACTAACCCACCTACTTTACCAGGCTCTCTTAAGTACTGAGTTGATAGCGTATATAGAGTTGTGTATTGAAAACCAAAATATGCAGATGCTATATTACCTGCAACTGTAACTGTAGTTCCAGATTGTGATGCTATAGTTAAATCGGAACCTGTAGCTGCATTAATACATTGAAGTCCAGTAGCAACTGTATACGGTATTGTAAATGTTGTTATTCCAGTACCACCGTTATAAGAGCCATTTAACTTGCATCTTTGATCTAAATGAATTTGCATATTAAGATTAGCATCTTCTAAATTTCTTAAATCAATTTTATAAAGATTTGCTTTTTGTCTTTCATTAGCAATTACATAAACATTTGATTCATACGAAAATGCGCCTATTATTTGTATGCCAGTAAAATCCCAGTAACTCCAAGCGCTTTGTACTTTGTCATTATTATTCCAAAAGTATTTATAAACATTCATTCTATTAGCTTTTGTTGGATTTACATTTGATCCTGCTGTATAAGGTGCATTGTTACTACTTGCTCCATCATCTTCCAAAGCTATAATAGTATTTTCAATAGTGTTACTAATTAGTTTGTAACATGAATTACTTATTAAAGAAGGAACGCCAACAGTAATGTCTACAGAGTCATAATTTGTTGTATCTGGTTGTACATAATATTCTCTTAATGCTGTTGTATCTCCTCTACTTTGTGCAAAGTATAAATAGTTACCAGCACCTACTGGTGCAATATCAGCTTTGTTTTCAAATCTTGTAGTTAATGTAATAGATGAATCAGTAGATGATAAACCTGAAGTTCCACCTTCAACTTTAAATTGCGCAAGGTCACTGAACAGAATTAGTTCTTCATTAAATGGGATTGCATGCTTTAATACAGATACTTCATTAGAAGTTGCTGCTAAATCTACAACATCTGTTGCTAAAGCTGCAGCTACTGTTTGGCTAAAGAAATTAAAATAACCACCAGCTTCACTTAATATAATATTTTCATCTGCTAATATTCCAAATCTATTTTTATAAAATGTAATATTGTTAGCAGCATAACCAATAAAAGAAGGTATTGGGTTAGTAGCATCATCGCCACAATTTCTTAAATCCCAACTACATTCTGAAAAAGTGAAAGTACCGTTTGTAGCTCTAACTAATTTATGAGGCATTGTTGCAGGATCTATAGTAGTTTTTAAACCTGGACCAATACATTCTGTCCATGTACCTACTTCAGTACTACTATACTTAACGTAATAGTCAGTTGTTACTTGTCCTTCATCACCAGTAATTTTAACTATATAACCATTTGGTGCATAGTAAGGTAAATTTGTAAAATCATTAATTGTATCTTTTATTGCATACATTCCTGAATCGCCTGCACCATCTGATGTAGTAATTGTAAATGCAGCACTATTATCTGTTGGTTTTATATGTAATACAGAATTATATTGTGCAATTGTAAAATAATTACTTATGCCAGAAGAATCTAAGGCAGTTCCAGAATGTGTACCTGGTGATCCACCAGAACCTGTTTTTAATATACTAGCAATGGTTGCGGTATCTCTTAAGTGCCCTTGCGTTGCGACGTTATCTCCATTCGGCATAGCGTAAGTTGTAGAAACTGGATTGCCACTATTCATACTTGGATGAGTTAAAGTTATAGTATATGTTCTACCAAAATTTGATTGCTTAACGTAAACTAATGCTTCGTTTACTTTAGCTGCTGAAGTTGTTGCAGCCATTGCTGGTATTTTAGATTTATTAAGTATAAATGTAGTGTCTGCAACTGAGACAAATTTATAATCATCTTTTGGATTAGTTGTAGCTAAATAACTTGAGCCATTTGATATTGTAACTGTTTTAGAAGTGCCATCAAGTTCGTAAGCCTTTATCCCGCCGTTATAAGCAGCAATAATATATTGATTATTGTTATCTCTTATAAATGGGTGTATTGCTGTATTTGTTGAAAAAACTTGACTTGATAAAAGATTACTAACCCACTCTAATGGAGGGCGTTTAGTTAAACCTTTTACTATTGAGGACTGAGCATTAACTTGTGTTTCTGCTTGATTGAGATTTCTTTGTGTGGGATTTTGTTCTGATATACCATTAATTAAATTAGGTATAGATGATGATACTACTGACATTAATAAAACCTACGTCTACCGCTTCTAAATATAATAGAATTAGGTAAGTCTTGTGATAATATGTTTTGCTTTTCATTTGCTGCATCTAGCTGTTCACAATTTAATAGCGCATCCATTTCATCTTGCTGTGTAAAACCTGCTAATTCTTTTGATCCTAAGTATCTAGCTTGGAATCTTCTACCTGCTGTAGTTGTAATATATCTTCTAACAAACTGTGGCAGTTCATCAAAAGGTAAAAGAATAATCATATCTACTTTTTGAGCTTCACCAAAAGTAAAAGTTTTGTTTTCTTTATCGTATAAAAATCCATTTCTTATAATTATTTTGCTATCATTTTCGCCTGGTCTTGCAGTTACCCATACAGCATTTGTTGGTATAGGTACTTTAGAATCTGAATCAAGTGCTAAAGAATAGTTTTCTTCAGTATTGAAATTCCAACCTTTTGATTGAATATCAACAGCTGACTCATCTAAAATTTGTTTTGCTATAGATACATCTGATCCAATATTTTCCGTAATACTAGATACAGGCGCTTCACCTATAATACTAAGCATTGTATTGATAGCTTGTAATTCTGTAGTTAATGTGATTTGTGTTGTCATAATATCCTTATTAAGTTAAAGTGAAGTCACTCGGTTATAATGAATAAACGAGAGACCGAGTGACTTCTAGGGTAAAAGAGCTTACGCTTCTTTAATTCCTACTGCGCTTTCAGGGCGAAGTATTCCATGACCCATAGCGTATTTAGCAACCATTAGGCTACCTTGTCTACGGATGTCATATTCGCTTTCAACTGCTAGATCCATCAATTTGACAGTTCCAACACTTGCGCCAGCGCCAGTTCCAGTAACTAAGCAAACATAGTTTGATAAGTTAACTGTTTGTGGAGCTGAACCACCTTGAGTTGCACTACCTTTTCCTGGTGCAGTGTTAACGTTAGCTGCTATTAGGTGAGGTGTTGGTACTAATTCAATACCAGCAATTCTCATTACTTTACCTGAATCAATTCCACCATTACCTGATGTAAAGTCTACATTAACTGCATTAGTTGCGTTAGCAAGTTTATAATATTCTTCTAACCTAATGTAAGCCTTACGACCGTCTTTAGGTACATAGTGAGAATCTAATGCACTTGCTGCATCAAATAAAGCATCTATCATTGCATTAGCTGCTGTTGCTGCTGTTGCTGATGCAATACCAGTATTAGTTACAGTTGTACCTGCATCTAATCCTGTAGCATTAGCAGAGCCTAAAGAAGCTAAAGCAATAGTTTGTAAGATGTGTTTATCTTTTTGAAAAGCTAAAGCTCTACCTAACTCAGTTGAGTAAATAGATCTAACATCATAATGATTTTTAGCTTCTTCAATGTTTGATAGGAAAGCGCTTGATACTAAGAGATCGTTAATTGTTATAACTCTCTCATTGTGGTTAACATCTGTTCCTACTATTTCTGCGCCAGGTGTATGGTACGCTGCCGCAGTTCTTCCGATTACCGGAAAAGTTGCTGATTTACCAGAGCTAATTGATCTGACCATATCAGCACCTTGTGTTACACTAGATTGCTCGTATGCTGCAATTACTTCGCCTCCAAACACTTTCAGAAAAAGTGCGTCTTCGGCGTTTGCTGCATTAATTCGACCAATACTAGCTGGTACACTTGCTGCCATAATTTATCTCCTTGATAAAAGTTAATTTTATTAACCGACTTTTATTTAAAAGTATTTAGCAAGATTGTCTACCGTAGTAGGTCAAGTTATTTCCTTGTATTTATTGTCTGGTTTTCACTACTTCCAAAAATGGAATGTAATGTTTAGAAAAGTTTTGATCTTTCGATTTTAGCTTTTACTTCTTTTCTGAATGCAGGATCTTTTGCATACTTTGGATCCTTCATAGCTTCAGTAATCTGAGCCATTGATTCAAACGTTGATTGAGACGTTGGTGCTTTTCCTCTTATTAAATTAGGTTCTGCATCATTGTTCATGCGTGATTTAAGTCCAGCTACAGCTAACTTAGTTGCTTCAATATCTCTACCATTAACCACACGATTATAAGCAGATACTTCATCAGCACTTAAATTTTCTTTAGCCCAAGTTATCATATCAGTATAACCGTCAATTCCACCTGCGACAGATTTAATATCACTTTCTATTTGCTTAGCAACAGCTTGCTGACCTTCTATATAACCTTGTACAATATCCTCAGATATTCCAACTGATTTAAGTTTAGCTAAAGAGTCATCATTTAGTTTACCGTTTTCTGCAAATTCGTTTTGTAATTGTTCCATATCAAGATTAGCAGCAT